GGGCTGAGAGTGACAGCACCAATCTGAGCCTGACGTGAAGTTGGTACAGTAGTAGTATCAGTTACACCAGTGGCAAATGAGCCGCTTGGGAACTGGGCTACGAAGTCTGAAGTATCTTCGTCAGCAACTGGAATACGGAAATCTTTTGAGTTTACTTCAATGCGATTAAACATTGGAGCTACTACTAGTTGCTGTTGCATTTCATTGTAAACGTTAACACTAAAAGCTTCGTTTAGGTTGCTGTCAGTGAGAACAGCTTTCATGCGGTCGCCTAGTTTAGTATCAAATACGTTCCACTTGTTAAGTGCTTTGGCTAGGAATACGGCATTAGCTTTTTCAATATCAGTAAATTGTGCTTGTGTACGTGCACTTTCCTGATAATGCATTTTGCTAGTTTGAGCAGAATTGATTTGCTCGCGATAGGCTTTTAGCTGTCCGCGAAGTTCTGCTAGCTCTTCCATTACGCGAGTATCGGGAGCGCTGTTGGTTTCTTGTGCACGGTACTCAGCAGCTTCTGCTTTAAGTACGGCCTCACCCGCTTTCTCAACGAGTTGGGCTACACGAGGCTCTGATACATGAGCTGGCGCAGCTTTGGTAGTTACCTCAGCAGTAGAAGCTTTTGTATCAAGCTTAATTGGTTCACCTACGTTTTCAGTAGTCATAGTTTTTTTCTCCTCTAGAGTTTTGTGTATATTATGGCCATATACTTTTAACATAAGATCTCTGCTGCTTTCCTGCGGAAGACGCTTTAGAGTCTCAACAACCATACAGATTTTATTTGCTAAACTAAAGTGGGAATTATTCCACTCAGAATAGCCTAAACTTACAAGATTAATAGAGTCATTTAAGGCTCTTTGTAGTTTTTTGTTAGAAACAATCTCAGGATCAGCTTTTAATTGAATAAGGTCTAGTTCCTTAAGATTTATAATACTTTTAAACTTGCTAATAAGAGCTACTTGCTCTTCTTCGCTAAAAGTGTTGTCAGAGTTTACGTGTAGTGTAATATCAAATTCTGTTCCTAGGTCCCAGTAGTTTAACACAGTAATTTCTGTTGCAGGAATTGACAGTGTGTTTTCTCCGTTAGACCCATTTATATCGCACTGTACAAATTTAAAGGTAGGATTCTCAGCAGTAGCTATTTGAGAAGTTATATATCTTTTGCCTTCAATTACAACATAAGTTTTAGTAGTAATTTTAGAAGTATCTTCACTTAGTAGGTTTACAAAAGGAATCTGCTTCATGGGATCTTCAGGAGTTACTTCACGCTCTTCCGTAGGCTCACTAGCTTTAGTTTCTTCTGCCTGCTCTTCTACTGCAAACTTAGTTTTAAATTCCTCATAAGCGCTATCGTTTTCAAAGCTTTTGCGCACTGAGAATAATGAATTTTGATTTGCAGGAACGCTTACTACTGAAATTTCTAGCAGTTCTACATCTTTAATAAAAAACGTATCTGTACGCTTATCGTAGTCTGCATCTTTAACTCTAAAGCCTACGCTAAAACTTTTTAACACGCCATCAGAGATTAGAGTTTTGATTCCGTGTTGACGCTCAGCAGCTTCACTAACACTTGCTTCAACAAAAATACCTTTTTTATCTACTGTTACTGCGTTTACTCGACCAATAGGCTTTCCATGATCGTGTTGGTATAGTAGGATAGGATTACGTCTAAAGTTATCAATTCCTTTAGTCCACGCTTCCGGTAGTACAATATCACCAGTTCTGTCTTTTTCACTAGTATTGGCATAACCCGCAATTTTAAATTGCTTGTCAGTAATGCCTTTTACTGTAATATCGTCAGTAGTGATAAAAAACTTTTTATCCATCTTTATTCGCTCCTCATTCTCGCGGGGCACTGTCTGCAGGTATTTCGTCTACACTTTCATTGGTAGGACGTCCACCTACATCTGGATTTACAGCACTTCCAGTTATATTTTGTGGCAGCCTAATTATATTAGTTTCTGGAGTATCTAAAGTCTTAAATCCAAGTTTGGCTCTAGCTTCGTCAGGAGTGATAATGCCTGAGTTTACTAAACTAACATAATACTGACTCTGAGTTCTTAGGTCTGGTTGCAGAGCTGTAATCACAGTTCTATCTGGCATAATACGCACAGAGTTAAAATAGTGAGCAAACGCACTTGCAAACATTAACACGATTGGTAATACAGTATGCTCATAAAAGAGTACTTGATTTGCTGCAATATTTGCGTTATTACCGCTCTTCATCAAGACATAGGGTACACCCATCGCCTTGGCCATATCTTGTTCTAGTCTATCGACACTACTCTCAAAATCTAAGCTTTGAAAGTTAATATCACTAAACTTATCTATCTTTAAGCCGCCGTCAAGAATAGCAGGGCTACGAGCGCCTTCAAAGATTGTCGCATAAGAATTACGCCAGCTCTGTAATAGGCGCTCTTTAATCTTTGTGTTTAGTACAGATTCGGTAGTAAGGACCACTCCGGGAACTGCGTTATTTTTAAAAAACTGCCGTTGAAACTTTAGAAGGGCATTATAGATGTTAATAATATTCGAGAGACTTTTAATGCGTGATTTACCGCGGAAGATACTTTCATCGTTATCTTCTTTGATGTGAATTATCTCGTCGGCCCTAAACTCAATTACTTGTTTCTTACTTTGACGTACAGCACTATAGCTAGAAGAGCCACCACCGTGAATTAAAAAGATATAACCTTTTACAAACGTTTTAGGGTCGGTAACAATCTCTACATCGTTTGCAGGTAGTACATATACGTGAGTGCCATCATAGTAGAAAAACGCATTACCGTCTAGTAACAAGTCAAAGTAGGCACGCCGTAGCAGTCGCACTCTGTCTTCGAAAGGGTTTGGTCTATCGTTTAAAAGCTTATTTAATTTTTTAGTCGGACCTTCGCCAGAGATTGCAAAAGGAATCTCAACGCAGGCGCTAACAATCATATCTACTGCTCGGTGAATAACTTCTATCTGGTCGTACGCCGCACGGAAATCTACGTTAGAATCCGGTTGGACAAAAGGTTCACGACTATGAATATAGGACTGTACTGGATTAAGTTTCAGTCTGTCCGCTAGCCAGCCTATCGGTCCCCTTGCCATCTAGTTTCTCTCCATATTGAGCTTTTTGCCGTTCTAGCCACTCACTAACTTTAACTGCAACATAGTTAGAGTAGCTTTTTCCAAATATTTGATGTAGTCTACTATGGTGAGCCTTACATAGAGAGTATAGATTTTCGTTATTAAGCTTATCTTCGTGCTCTGATTCGAATTGAGTCCGATGCATCCGAACATCTTCATCAGAGGTAACTTTAATACGATTTTTTAGAGTCCAAGCGTTCCAGAGTTCACTCACACAGTATAAATGATGTAACTCTATATTTTCAATACTGCCACAGATATAACATGGTTCGCGATTTTTATATCGGCTCTTCATACCATCACGAACGTGTTTTACTGGTTCTCGCTTAAACATTGCTCTTGATTTCTTAATTTATTATAAGTCTATTAATCAAAATAGTCAAAATATTTCTTTTTTGAAATGTGATGTAGGCTAGGAGTAGATACTAACAGCGCTATTTTTATTATACGAATAGATAGCGTAACGTATTGCATCGCAACAGTGAGATGTCCAGTCGTGATTAGGTTTTGCCTTTTCTGTGCGAGAGTTCCAGCGATAAGCCGTCATACTCTTGAAAGCATAAGAAGCGGTTTCAATATCAAAGTAGAGCTTATTATTTTCTACAAGTGTTTGAATATGGGCAATACCGTCATTCACACTCTTTACAGCGTTATCACAAGCAATGTCGTAGTCATAGGCTAAGTCTGCCCTAGTTTGCTGAGCTGCAGAGTCAATGTATATATTTTCAACTCCCCAGTAGTCAGTCATAGCCTTAATAGCCTCAGCATGTTGACTAGTAGTACCCTCAGTTGCTACATACTCATCTACAACATACCAGTTAGCGCCATCTGTAGCTACCACAATAAAAGCAGTAGCATCTCGATAGCCCATGTCGAGTCCGCCAATAAAAGTAAAACGCTCATTTCCAGGTTCTATTCTATAAGCTGCACCTTCACCAACAAAGTCTTTAAGATGCTCATTTTCATCTAGTTTATAGATTTGACCTTCAAAAGTAGCCCACTCGCAGTAGTACTCTTGTCTAAAGAGGCTGTCAGGAATAGCTCGTTTTGCTTCTTCAATATCCGACTGTGTAAGTCTAGGATTGGCGTGCCACGGAAAGAGCCCACTACCCCACTCAGGAAACGATGGGTCTTGTCCTCGAAGATAGTAGCCATAGAGGTAGTTCTCTTTACCGCGAGGAGTTGAAATGAAAAGAGCCCGCGAGTCTGGAAAGGTAGACAGCGCCGGGCGTAAATCACGAGTAAAATATTCGTCATCAGGAATTAGTGCAGCTTCGTCTACAATAAGTAGATTAGCCGCACGTCCTACGAGAGAGCTGCGGTTATTCGCTGAAAGTAATCGAAGAGTACTATCGTTAACCAGGCGGACCACTCGGTCCTTAAGATTGAAGCGCTTAGTTTCAATGTTAAATGCCTCGATAAGCTCTGTGGTAAAATCCCAAATAATAGAACTAAGATTAAAATCAGGAGCTACTACAATAACTTGTTGATTAGGTTCTAGCAATTTAGCGAGTGCTAACACTGCAGCCCCGCTAGACTTTCCTGTACGTCTAGCAGAGATGTGAACCCAATTACGCTTAGTGCTAAGACCCTCCATCATAGCTCGCTGACTAGGGTTTAGTTCTGTAAATCCGTATTTAGCCGGTAGACGAGCAACAAGCTTGTCTACCGGAATCTTAAAGTAACTAGCACTCATTCTTCGGGCGTTTCGGGGGCTCCAATAAGCTTATCATAAGTAATATCTTCTGAGGCTTCTGAAGAAAATCCTAGTAGATTCATACGAATTTGGTCTACCTTACAGACATCGATAAGCTCGTCTGCAACTGCATCAACAAATTCATGTAACGGAGTTACATCCCAAGTGGTTTGTGCAGCTTCTTGTGCGACATATTCACGAATTCTGAGCATCATTTTCATGGGATTAATACCAATTTGCTCTAAATACTCTTGCTCGCCCTTAGTAATTGACCCACTTTGACGTACATCGCGAATACACTGGATAACACTACGCTTTAGGTGCGCTTTTGACTCAGCACGCTCGATATCCATCTCAGTAAAGTTGTCTGTTTTGGCTTTTAGCTGCTCAAAAAGCTCGTTAAGAGCTAGAATATCCTTCATGGCGCCTTCAATATAGCTCATTCCTTCCGCCATCTTCTCTTGATGCTCTGCAATTTTAACTTTTAAGTCTACTTCAGTCCAGTAATCTAAGTTCTGAGCATTTGCAAGCTGTTCTTCATACTTCTTTAGCTTGATTTCTGTCTTAATTTGGTTCCATTTAGCCTCATTTAGAGCCTGACGCTTACGTGCAATCTCTGCTGCAATCTGACGCATGTTCTTATATGGGTCTACATACGACATATTGAGGTGTTTCCACATCCATTGGGTATGGCTACGGTTCCAAACGTTCTGAAGTTCTTTAGTATTTGCAATTGCGATATCTGCTCGCTGTGCATTTTCTAACAAACTGCGTCCACCAAACGATTCAGTCTTAGCAATTGTACCTTTTCCGAATACTTTTGCTAGGGGAACTACAAATTCTGACCCATCTTTAACTACTAAGTCTGTTCGAATCTCACTAAAAATTGCTAATTCATTCTTCTCTGTCATAGTACATCCTCTATTACTTCTTTTAGAGCATTAAATGCTTCTCTGTCGCGCATCATAAGCTGCGTAAGCACCTTAATAAGCTCTGCTTTTC